ATCCGAGCGAGTATCGGATGCTCTTCCAGACCGACCCTCTTCTCTGGAAGGAAGTCCCCGCCAGGAAGCCGTGGGGCCGCCAGATGGTGGGTTTCTTCCGCGATACCCGGCGTGTTGCGCAGACCCGCTCTATTTCGGAACTGACAGCGGGTCTGCGAGAGGTCGCGATCACACGCAAGTTCCGAGACGTGACCCTTCAGAACGCGGTTCTGAACGCCAGCTATGCCGCCACCATCGAGTCCGAGTTGCCCAGCGAAGTCGTGTTTCAGCAACTCGGCGCAGGCAGCAACAGTATCGGCGAAGCGATCAGCGCCTATGCCACGAGCTACATGGAGCAGGTGTTGCAGTATGCGGGGGCGGCCAAGAATCTCCATCTGGACGGTGCCCGTATTCCCCACCTCTATCCCGGGACCAAGTTGCAACTCCGGCCTGCGGGCACTCCCGGTGGCGTCGGGCAGGAGTTCGAGACTTCGATGTTGCGCTACATCGCCGCGCTTCTCGGCGTGAGCTACGAGGAATTGTCGAGGGACTACACCAAGACGAATTATTCGTCTGCCCGGGCTGCGATGCTCGGGACGTGGAAGTTCATGCAGTCCCGGAAGCGCATCGTCGCCGACAAGGTGGCGAACTTCATCTATCGACTTTGGCTTGAGGAGGCTATCAACAACGACAGGCTCGATACGTTTCGTGCTTCTCAGGCCGACATGCTCTACACGGACGGCTATCAGAACAGCATGTTCGATGCCTTGTGTAACGCCGACTGGATCGGCGCGGCGCGCGGGCAGATCGACGAGCTCAAGGAAACCCAAGCGGCGACCCTTCGTATCCGCTATGGTTTGTCCACGCACGAAGACGAGCTTGCACGGCTTGGTAAGGACTGGCGTAAGGTCTATGCGCAGTTGGAGCGCGAGCAGAAGGAGCGCGCGGCTCGGGGCATAGTTCTTCAGGAAGACTCTAACATGATGAACGCGGTTAGTGGAATTCCACGCGAGGACCGCAACGATGGGGACGCGGAAGATGCCGACCGAACTGAGTGAAGGCCATCTGTTGCCTCTGGCGGCACGGATGATCGCAGAGCCGCTTTTGGTCAGTCCTGGCCACGTCGATCTCTTTCGGTCTTGCGTCGTCCATGTCGCGCAGCACGAGCTTGCGCAGGATCACGCTTTCTCGTCTGATGATCGTGAGTTCTGGGGCGAAGAACGTAGTCCCTATCGTCCCTATGTCGTCCGGGACGGTATCCTTCAGGTTCCTGTTCAGGGCGTTCTTCTGAACCGTTTCCCCTATGCGCTGGGCCGCTGGGCCACAGGCTACGACTACATCGAGCGGGCCATTCAGCGCGGGCTTCGAGACTCTGCCGTCAAGGGAATCTGCCTTCTCATCGACAGTCCCGGGGGTGAGGTCGCGGGGTGTTTCGAGCTTACGGACAAGATCTTCGGTTGGCGACAGGAGAAGCCCATTCGCGCCTTCGCGGTCGGCGGGGCGTATTCTGCCGCATACTCGATTGCTTCGGCCGCAGCCAATCTGACTGTTGCGCGCTCCGCTGGAACGGGTTCGGTTGGCGTGATGACCATGCATGTCGATGTTTCGGGCGCTATGGATCAGATGGGTCTCGTCGTGACGTTGATCTACGCCGGGAAGCACAAGGTTGACGGGAACCCCTATCAGACTCTTCCCGAATCCGTTCGGGATCGCGTTCAGGCCCGGATCGACAAGATCTACGGAGTTTTCGTCTCGACTGTTGCTCGAAATCGCGGTATGGAAGAGAGCGACGTGAGGAAAACCGAGGCACTCACCTATGACGCGGAAGAGTCTGTTCTGGTCGGCTTCGCTGACCGCATCGGAGCCTACGAGGATGAAGCCTCTCAATTCCAGCGCGTGATCGAGATGGAGAATGAAATGATGATCCAGAACGCAACCTCCGAAGCGACCTTCACTGTCGAACAGGTTGAGGCCGCCCGCGCGGCCGGGGAAGCCGCTGGTCGTGTTGCCGAACGTGATCGCATCACGGCGATTCTGGAATCGGAGGAAGCGAAAACCCGACCTACCGCCGCGATGGCTGTCGCGCTGACGACCGACATGCCTGTGGACGCGGCGAAGGTGTTTCTCGGCAAGATGCCCATCGAGGCCAAGGTCGACGGAACGAGCGTCCGTGCAGCCAATGTCACTCCCTTCGACAGGGCGATGAGCGCGACGCCGAATCCGATGGTGGGTGCTGAAGTCGCCGATCCGCAGACCGAGGATGCCAACTCTGACGCGGCACTTTCGGCCCGCCTCAAGCTCGCAGGCCGCCGTTCGGCTGGCCTGCCCATTCGCAAGTGATCGCCATCGAAGTAGGAGCCTGACATGCCCATCGACGTGAACATTCCGCTCGGCACGCCGGGCATCGCTTCGTTCAACAGCGAAACCTACGGCGGTCCGCCCGAACTCTTCTACTCGGATACGCCCCAGCCGTCCGTTACGCATCACGAGATTCACGCGACCTCGAACCTTCAACTCGGCCTCGGATCGGTCATCGCTGAGACCGGCGTTCTTGCGACGGTTTCGGGTGCTGTTCGGGCGTCGGGCACGATCACGGTCGGAGCGGGCAACGCGGCAAACGGCGATACCGTTACGGTCGGCGGCGTGGTCTATACCTTCCGCACGACCCTCGTGTCGGGCGGCGCCGCGAACGAAGTGCTGATCGGCGGAAACGTGTCGGCTTCGGCGCAAAACCTCGTTGCGGCGATCAACGCCGGTGCGGGTGCGGGCACGAACTACGGCACGGGCACGATCAAGCATCCGAGCGTGACGGCCACCAACTCGGGCGGTGTCGTCACGGTCACGGCGGTCAGCTATGGCACTATCGGGAATTCGATTACGCTGGCCGCGGCCGGGGCGAACCTTTCGGTGTCTGGTGCGACGCTTACCGGCGGCGCGAATCCGACCTCGAACGCTTTCGGTATCCTCGCCACGTCGATCAACATGATTGCCGGGCAGCGCATGTCGGTTCCTGTCTACCGTTCGGGGCACTTCAACATGCTCGCTCTGACCTTCGATCCGTCCTTCGATCTGGAAATCGAGAAGATCAAGGCGTTCCAGTATGCAGGATCGCCGTCGCCGACGATCCTGATCTCGAAGCCGAAGTTCACTGATGCGAACATCAACATCTGACGAGGGCCGAACATGACCATCGAAAATCCCATCTACCGGACTTCGACCCTTGTCGATGTTATCCGGGATGACGAGATCACGCTTCCTCCGCAGAACTACTGGCTGTCCCTCTGCTTTCCGACGACCGCGCAGTTCACGACCGAGGAGATCGACTTCTCGAAGCTGACCGACTCGCGCAAGATTGCGCCGTTGGTCGTGCCGACCGCGCAGGGCGTGCCGATCTACTCGAACGCCGAGTATCGGGCCTCGCTGCGCCCGGCATACATCAAGGTCAAGGACGCCGTGAACGCTTCCCGGGTCATCAAACGGGTTGCGGGCTTCGGCGAACTGAACTCGAACCCGCCGATGTCGCCCCAGGAGCGCTACGACGCCATCGTGACCGACATCCTGCGTCAGCATCGCCGGGCCATCGAACGCCGCTGGGAATGGATGGCCTCGGAGGCGATTCAGCACGGCCGCGTCACGCTCGAAGACGAGCGCTACCCGCGCACTATCGTCGATTTCGAGCGCGATCCGACCCACACGGTGGTCCTTACGGGCGGGAGCCGTTGGGGCGAAACTGGCGTGGACATCCTCGCCGACATCGAAGGCTGGAAGAAGATCGCACGCCGCAGCCGGTTCGGCGGGCCGCTGAACCGGCTGACCGTGGGCACGGAAGCGTGGGACCTTATGCGGAGCGATCCGACGATTCGCGAGCTTCTGAAAACCGACTACCTGCCTGCGCAGCGGAACGGTCTGGACATCTCGCTCGGCGTGCTGGAAGGGCTGGACGTGGAGTGGGTTGGCCGCATCAACGGCACGACCGATGTCTATGTCTACTCCGACTACTACGAGGACGAGAACGGCAACGTGGTCGAGTTTATGGACCCCTATGCGGTCGTGATGACCGGGCCGGGCGTCCGTGGGGTTCGCGCCTTCGCGGCCATCCAGGACATCAACGCATCGTTCCAGCCTCTCGAAATCTTCCCGAAGATGTGGCCGGAGCAAGACCCTTCTGCGACGTTCATCATGTCGCAGTCGGCTCCGCTGATGGTTCCGATGCTGCCGAACAACACCTTCTATGCGAAGGTCCGCTGATCGGTCTGATCTGTCTTCGGGGGGATTTGTTCCCCCCGAACTCGAACGCCCTTGATCGATTAGGAGCCCAACCATGTCTCTCGTCCAACTTGTCGCGAACCACACTGTTCGCGTTACCATCACACCCGGCCGGGCCGCGATCCCGGCCACTAAGGACACGCCGGGAGTTCCTGCCCAGAAGCCCGTATTCACTGACGTTCAGAAGGGCAGCATGTTTCTCATCGACGCGGATTCTGCGGCAGAACTCGTCAAGCTGGGGGCGGCTTCTTACTACCGACCTGCGCCTCAGAACGAGGTCGTCGTCGCGGCGACGAGCAGCGTTCCTGCCGATGTGTCGGTCGAGGAAGGGTCGCGCAGGCGCGGGCCGCGCAGGGCAAGGAACCCTGCGACGGAGTCCGTTCTGGAAGGCGATGAAGGCGACGATCAGGTGTGACGGTGAGTTTCGCGGACCTCAAGCGCAGGTCTCGTGAGAAGCTGCACGCAGCGATGTCGTTTCCTGCGATTTACTATGGCGGACCGAACTTCGACCCGGTTCCCGTAACGGTCAGGACCCACATCAAGTCCGGCGCTCTTCAAGGCGATCTCAAGGGGACGAATCTGTCCTACGCTGAGCAGGTAGAAGCGCCAACGCGGCTCATTCTTCTTGAGTCTGACGTTCCGGCGCCTGCTCGCGGCGACCGCATCATTCTGTCTAATCAGGAAGGCTACGAAGTCGATCTGGCGCATCCCCCCTATCGGGGCACCGTCACCGTGGAAGTGTCCCCGCTGGATAGTGCGGTTGTTGCCATGCTGGAAGGGCCTTGATCGTGTCCGGGGCGTGGGCCGTCGCAGTCGAAGGCATGGCGACAGACCTTCTCGCGGAAGTGTCTCCCGAGAAGCTCAAGCGCGCCCAGATGCTCGCCATCAACAAGGTTGCCCGGGACGGGCGCGCGATGTTCGCGAAGGACGTTCGCGATCAGGTCAACCTTCCTGCGTCCTACGTTTCGGCAAACGACAAACGCTTGTTCGTTGCTCAGCAGGCGTCTCCTTCTCGGCTCGAAGCCATCATTCGCGCCAGCGGTAGGCCGGTTTCTCTGGCCCGCTACGCCCGAAACCCGACCAGCGCGAAGCGAGGACAGGGCGTGGTTGTCGAAGTTGCCCCTGGCCGAGCGAGGTTCATGCGGCGTGCGTTCTTCATTCGGCTCCGTCGAGGGGCGGAACTCACGGACACGCAGTTCAACCTCGGTCTGGCAATTCGGCTTCGTCCGGGCGAACGGATAGAGAACAAGACCAACTTCATTCGCATCGCCTCGGGGCTCTATCTCCTCTACGGCCCCTCAGTGGATCAGGTGTTCCGTTCGGCTGATGGCGATGGTCTTGCGACTGATCGGGCTCCTCTTTTGGCCGAAAGGCTGGAGCGCGAGTTTCTGCGCCTTCTGGAGTTGTGACATGGCCGACGATCCTGTCACCTTGCGAGTGTTGAAGGCCATGACGGCTGCGCTGGAGGAGATCACCCCTGATAACGGCTATGCCTGCGATTTTGCCGGTCGGGTCTTTCGTGGTCGGATTCGATTCGGACCTTCCGATCCGGTCCCCATGCTCTGCATCCTCGAATCGCCCATTCCGCTTGAACAGCTTCCTCCTCCGGTGGATTCAAGTGAAGGGTATGGGCCTTGGGAGCTTGTCATTCAGGGCTTCGTGAAGGATGACAAGCTCAATCCGACCGACCCTGCGCATGTTGCCTTGGCTGATGTCAGGCGTCGTTTGGCCATCGAGCGGAGGAAAACCTCGTGGGATCGGCCCGAGAACGGCATATTCGGTATGGGCAGGTTCATTCACAAGATGTATATCGGTCGAGGAGTCGTCCGGCCTCCCGACGAAGCGAGCGAAAAGGCATACTTTTGGCTTCAAGTCACGCTGGACATCGTAGAAGACATGGCTGATCCTTACGGGGACTAGGAAAGGGGGACGCACATGGCCGAGACCAAGCAGTATGTCCTGGGGCGCGGGAAGCTCTACTTCTCGCGTTTTGTCGAGGGCACGCAGACGCCGCATGACTTTCTCTATTTCGGGAACACCCCGGAGTTCTCGCTGAGCATCGAGGTCGAAGACCTTCCGCACTACAATGCGGACGAGGGCATCCGCGAAGAGGATGACAACGTGGTTCTCGAAGTCACGCGCACCGCCTCTCTCGTGACCGACAACATCATCCCTGAGAACGTCGCACTGTTCCTGATGGGCGACTCTTCGATCCTCACGCAGGCCGCCGTTCTGCCTGTGTCGATGACGCTGGATGCGCCCAAGGCGGGCTACAGTTATCAGGTCGGTCAGTCTGACACGATGCAGTCCGGCGCCATGGGCATCGATCCGGCGACCTTCCTCGTGATGACGGCGTTCGGCGCGACTGCTGCGACCGGGACGTTCACGGTCGGCGCGGGCAACGCGCAGAACAACAACACCGTGACCATCGGCACGCGGACCTACACCTTCAGGACCACGCTTTCGTCTGGACCGACTGTTCCGAACGAGATCCTGATCGGCGCGACCGTCACCGAAACGGCTACGCGCCTCGTCGCGGCGATTATGGGCACGGCGGGCGAGGGTTCGACCTACAGCATCGGCACGTTGCCTCACCCGCAGGTCTCGGCCACCAATACCGCCGGTGTCGTGACCATCACCTCGCGGCTCCTTGGTGTGGCCGGGAACTCTCTGGCGCTTTCGGCTGTTGGCGCGAACCTGACTGTTTCGGGGGCTACGCTGACGGGCGGTGCGAACGGCACGGTCCTTACCGAGGGCACTCACTACACGATGAACTTCGACACGGGCTTCCTGTCGTTCATCAACCCCAGCCCCGGCGGTATTGTCAACGGGACGGCGGACATCGTTGTGAACTACGGCATCCGGGCTTCGACCCGCGTGGTGGTCCTGTCCGGCAACACTCACGTCGAAGGGGCGTTGCGCTTCGAGACGAAGAACGCCCGGGGCAAGGACAGCGTGTTCTACATGCCGTGGGTCAAGGTCGCGCCGAACGGGGACTACAACCTCAAGGGCGACGAGTGGCAGCAGATTCCGCTCTCGATCAAGGTGCTCCGCAAGGAAGGCTCGCAGGCCATCTATCGCGACGGGCTCCCGGCCTACTCGTGATCTGAGGCGGCCAGATGCCTCTCCACGACATCCCGATCCTGACGCGCACTATCGTCTACAACGGCCACACTATCACCGTTCGCGGTGTCAGTGTGGCCGACATCGCGACGATTCTGCCTCGCTACGGTTCCGAAATCGCGCTCTTGTTCGGTCAGGTCGTGTCTCAGGTTCGAGACAGCGGCTCTTCCGATGTGACCGATGTGGCCTCGATCATCAACATGGTCGTTCAACGGTCGCCGCTTCTTGCGGCAGAGGTCATCGCGCTGGTGACCGACGATTACCCGAACGGCATCGAAGTCGCCAAGAAGCTCCCCTTCGGCAAGCAGGTGGAAATCCTTGAGGCGGCCTTCGATTGCACCTTCGAGTCGGAGACCGATCTGGAAAAGTTGATGGGGGTCGCAAACCGCCTCCTTCTGGCGACGGCAGCAGCGATCCAGAGGGCGACCCCCGTGATTACTTCAGGAGGTGGTGGATCGACCTGAGAAGGCAGGTCAGCCTTCTTCTTGCCCACGGTCATCCCGAAGCGGCTCGGTATCCTCTTGGCCGCCTGATGGATGAAGCCAATTTCGTCAACGAGCGCGAGAACTCTCGGATGCTTACCGAGGCTCTGTTGCTTCAAGCAACGGTCGCCGGTATTCTGTCCAAGGAAGCCCGTAATGGTCTGAAGGACATTCGGTCGACCTTGAACGTCCGCGTAAAGCCGAAAACCGGACTTTTCGTGGACCCTCCTTGGTAGAGGGACGGCATGGCACGTCGCGACGTAGACCTCGTAATTCGGGCCAGGGATGAAGCGGCTCGTGTTGTCGAGAGCATCACGAAGGCGCTCAAGGAATTCAACGAGGCGCAGGACAGGAGCGCGTCCGCAGCCAAGAGGAACGAAACGGCCCTTGAGTCTCTCGGGGCGGCTCTTTCGACGCTGGATCGTGCTCTCAAGGGGATGCAGGCGGCCGAGGTCGTCGCCAAGCAACTCGGCGACGCCACCAATTCGGTCAATCGCCTCAAGACCTCCGTTTCCGGCCTCGAAACCGAATTGGCGCAGCAAAGCCGCGCCTTTGACCGTGCCGGGGCCATTACCGAGATCTATGCCAAGAAGCTCGCCGGGGCGGAAGTCGCTCTGCGCAACAAGAAGCAGGCGCTCGCGCAAGCCAAGGCCAATCAGGGAGCACTGACAGCAGAGGTCGCCAATACGGCCGCCAAGCTCGATGGCCTGAAACGGTCGTTCGAGCGCCAGAACGAAGCCATCGCGCGCCAAGCGGATCGAGTTCAAAAAGCGCAGGAGCGGTATCAGCGGCTCGTCGAAGAAATCGCGAAGGTCGAAAAGCCGACCAAGACGATGCAGAACGCTGTCGCGTCGGCTCAGCGTTCCATTGAAAACCAGACGGCCAAGCTCGACGCGCTCCGGGCTGCACACGGCAGGGCTCAGGCCGAAATCGCTGCTACGACCGCCGAGCTTGCCAAACTCCAAACCCGGCTCGATGCCTCGAATGCCAAGGTGCAGGCGTCGGCTCGTGCCGTGGACGCCATCAGCAAGAACTACTCCAAGCTGAAGGTCGAGACCCGTTCGGCGTCGCAAGAGCAGCGCCGGGTGTCGGATGCCTTGGAGCGGACCCGAGTTGTCCTCGCAGCCCAAACGGCGCAGCTTCAACGCGCAGAGTCCGAGCTTGAGCAGATCGGGGTTGTTGCCAAGAAGACCGCGGCCGATCTCGACGCGCTGACTGCTACGGGGTTCGCCGCGCTTTCTCGGGACATCGACCGTCAGAGGAGGGCGACTCTCGAAGCCAAACGCGAGTGGCTTCAGGCGACCGAAGCGGTGCGCGCGCTGGCGAAGCAGATTGGTGCGGTTGGCGTGCCGACTTTGGCTATGGCCGAGGCTTTCCAGCGGGCCAAGGCTAATGCCGCCGGGCTGAAGCAGGAATACATCGAAAATCGAAATGCGCTCGCTCGGCTTGGGCAAGCCTTTCGGCAGACCCAAGGCGATGTCGCCGGGATTGCACAGACGCAGCAGCGGATGCAGGAGATCAATGCTTCGCTGCGGCAGTCCTTGGCTGCTCTTTCCCAGCGTCAGCGAGATACGGTCGCTGAGATCGACAGGACGTTCGCGGCCTATCGGCGGACAGCAGAAGCTACCCGGACCTACTCGGATGCCGTTCGCAGTGCTGCTCAGGCTCAACAGCAAGCAGCTTCTTCGGGGTCGGTTTGGCGGCAAGCCTTGAACGCGATCTATGGGGATTCCCGTCAAGCCCTGAGCCTCACGCAGCGGTGGCGCGGTGAAGTCCTCGCTCTTGTGACTGCGTATGCTGGTCTTTTCGGCGCGGTTCAGGGTCTGCGGAACGTAGTTTCTGCCTATCAGACCCTTGAGGCGGCGCAATCCCGGCTGAACGTTGTGATGAACAACGACACGGCGGCCGTGGCCAGAGAAATGGACTTCCTTCGCCGCACGGCTGATCGGCTCGGTGTCGAACTTGGTATGCTCGTTGATGAATATACCAAGTTCTCTATCGCTGCGAAAGGAACGAACCTCGAAGGCGCGAAAGCGCGGCGTATTTTCGTTTCCGTTGCTGAGGCTGCCCGGGTCAACAGGGCGTCCAACGATCAGCTTCACGCAACCTTTGTTGCCCTCCAACAGATCGTGTCGAAGGGCACGGTCTCGATGGAAGAACTCAGGCAGCAACTCGGCGACCGTCTTCCCGGTGCTGTGCAGATTATGGCCGCAGCGCTCGGCGTTACGGTTGCCGAACTTTTCAAGATGGTTCAGCAGAACGAGGTTTCTGCCGATTCACTTGCCCTTTTTGCAGATGAACTTGATCGCCGTTTCGGCCAAGGACTTCCGGCGGCTCTGCAAAGTTTGACAACTGCTTTCGGTCGGTTTCAGAACGCAGCCTTCCAAGCCCTTCTGACTTTCGGCGAGGCGGGATTCATTGAGTCTTTTAGGTCGCTTGTTCTCGACCTGACGGATCTTCTGCGTTCGGCTGAATTCACGAGCTTCATTCAGAAGGTGTCGGCGGCAACTTCGGCCGTTGTCGACGCGCTTGCGAGGATCGTCAGGAACTTCGAGCTTCTTGGTGCGGCCGTAGCTGCCTTTATCGGCTTCAAGTTGGCTCCTGCGATCATCGTTTTGGTCGGGGCGATGAGGGGCCTCGGCGCTGCATCTGCCGGTGCTTCTGCGGGCGTTGCCGCGACGAGTGCTGCAATCGGAGCGGCTGGTGCCGCTTCGACCAAGGCTGCGACTGGAGTTCGCGGGCTGGCAGCGGCTTTGGCTCTCGTGACGGGGCCTGCCGGGATCGCTCTTCTTGTGGCCGGGTTGGCGGCAGGGGTCGGCTATTGGCTGACTTCTGCGACGCAAGCGAACGTAGTCTTGACCGAGCACAAGCGGATCATGGATCTCGTCCGGGATGCCTATGACCAGGTTACCGGGTCGGTTACGGACTGGCGCGATGCCCTGAAGGGGCTAACCGTTACCGAAGTCGAGCGCAATCTTCGGGAGCTTCAGAACGAGCTTGCTCGAACCGAGCAGCGGATCGACGGCATTGGTGGGATTCTCAGGAAGAACATATTCGGCGGGGTGGCGCTCGGCCAATCTGCCCCGGTTCGAGCCTATCTCCGGGAAGTGGACAAGCTCTTCCAGTCCTACCGGAGCGGCCAGATCACGGCGAGCGAGCTTCGCACCAAAGTCGACGAACTCACGCAAGCCCACAAGGGAAACGCACGGGAAATCGCTGTTCTTGGCGAGCGGCTCATCGATGTCATCAACGACATCGTGCGCTTGAGGGGGGCCGTCGAAGAGACCGAAGCGGTCGTCAAGGCTATGACCGGGACAGTCTCCGACGCCCAGAGTGCGCTGAATAGGCTCAGCGGAGCTACCGAAAATGCGGCCAAGACCCTTCAGCAGAAGGCGGTCACGGCAACCCAGAACTTCACGAGCGCTCTTGGTGCGCTGAGGGATATGGTCCCCCGCGCATCGTCTGAAATGGACAATCTGGCGACCAGCATCAACGCCATCGAGACGGCATTTCAGAACGCCCTGAAGGCGGCTCGGGCATTGCCAGACGCGATCATGCGGATCGCAGCCGAGCAGGCGGCCCTGCAAACCCGGGCGGAAGCGATCACTGGCGCCATCAATCGGTCCGTTACGACCGGCGAAATCAGCGGTCTGGTCGAACGCATCATCGGAGTTGAGTCCGGCGGCAACCCGAACGCAAAGAATCCGAACTCGTCGGCGACTGGCCTCGGTCAGTTCACCAAAGGCACTTGGTTGCGCATGTTCCGGCAGTATTTCGCGGAGCAGGCGGCGACGATGAGTCAGGAAGCCATCCTAGCGCTGCGGACGGACCCACAGTTGTCGCGCCAGATGGTTGCGCTTCTGATCCGGGAGAACGCGAACGCCCTTGCGAACGCCGGGATTCCTCTGACGGACGCCAACCTCTATCTCGCGCATTTTCTTGGCGCGCGCGGCGCTCGTGCGCTCATACAATCCCCTCCGGGCACCCCGACCAGTGCCGTCCTGGGGGCGGACGTTATCAACGCGAACGCGAGCATCCTGAGCGGCAAGACCCGCGAGGAGGTCATCGCCTGGGCGCAGCGCAAGGTCGGTCTCGGCCAGCTTGAACTGGAAGGTCAGCGCCGGATTGCGGAGGTCCAGAACCAGCAAGCCGAAGCCGCCCGCCGGGAAGCCGAGCGTGCTGCGCAAGAAGAAGCGCGCCGGAAGGCCGCAACCGCCCAAACCATTGCGGACAACGAGTTCGAGCTTGAGCAGATGCGCCTCAAGGCCGCCGGTCTGGAACGGCAGGCGGCCATCGAAGCCGCGCTGCGGAAGGCTCGTGCGGAAAACCCGAACATCACGGCCGAAGAGCTCGCCACCATCGAGCGCCAGGCCGGAGCGCTGTTCGATGCGGCCGAAGCGGAACGGCAGCGATCCCGAGCGGCCAAAGAGACGCTTAGTGACACGGAGAAGGCCGAAGAAGCCACGCGCCGTGTCAACATGCTTCTGGAATACCGTAATGAGCTAGAGGCACAACGACAGGCTGCGGCGGTCAGTGGTGACGAGGAGAAGGCGGCCGCGCTTGCGGCCAAGGTTGCCGAGGTAAACGCCGAGCTTCTGGCGGCGATCACGAACGCTCAGCAGTTGTGGCGGGCGGTCGGCGGGACGGAAGCGGACCTAGCCATCGCCAAGCTGGAAAACGCTCGCATCGCGGCGCAGGGCTTTGCGGCGCAGGGACGCCAGTCGTGGATCGACTGGAAGCGCGTAGGTGAGCTTTTCGTCGGCGGTCTTGTCAATGCCTTCGACCGCTTTGCGCAGGCGGTAGCCGAGAGCAAGGACATCGGCGAAGCGGCTCGTGACGCTTTCCTTCAGTTTGCGGCCGACTTCCTTCGCGAGATCGCCCAGATGATTCTTCGGCAGGCGATCTTCAACGCGCTGCAAGGCACCAGGCTTGGCGGCCTGTTCGGTATCGGGGTTGCGCATTCCGGTGGCATTGTCGGTTCCAAGAGGGCAGGCACAGGCGTCCGGCGCGTCAGTCCGGCCGTTTTCGCCGGGGCTTCTCGGTTCCATTCGGGCGGTTTTCCGGGGCTCGCTCCGGGCGAGGTTCCGGTCATCGCTCAGCGCGGCGAAGAGATCCTGTCTCGCGACGATCCGAGAAACGCGCTCAACGGCGGGGTTACGGGCGCTGTCGGCGGAGTTACGACGCGCCCGCTCAAGATCGTCAACAAGGTTTCCGGCAGAGAGGTTGCGTCGGCCATGTTTGAGGATGAGGACGGTTCGGAAGTCGTGATGAACTGGTTCCGGGTCAACCGGACTTCCTTGCGCTCGATCCTTGGGGGCTGACGTGCGCCCGGTCAAACCCCTCTATGGCTCGTCTCTCGCCGTTCCCCACGAGTGGAGCAGGCCGATCAGCGTTGAATACGCTTTCAGGACGGCCATAATCACGTCGCGTTCGGGACGGCAGCAGCGGGCGGCCGAGAGAGATGCTCCCCGCATGTCGATTTCGGTCAATCTACTGGATTGGTCGGATCGGCGTCAGCGGTTCCATGCCGACCTCATGCGCGCCCAAAGCGAAGTCATGTTCGTTCCCCTTCCGTGGCGGGCGACGACGCTGGAAGCAGTGAACTCGGCGACCGAAATCGTCCTTCCGGCCCCGGCTCCCGCATGGGCTCTCCCGGATGCCTATCTGTGGATTGAGGGGACTTCACAGGAGGCCGTCAGGATCGCCTCTGCGGCCGGAACGGTTCTCACCCTAGCCGAACCGCTTGAGGGCTCTCACGGCCCCGGAGATAAAGTCCTGCACGCTTTCCCGGGCCGGGTGCCGGAATCTCTGGCCATGCGGATGCCCGTTCCTCGGGTCTGGCAGGGAGACGTGAGGATCGAGCTTGAGCCGGGCAACATTGTCGATCCTTTCTACCCGCTCGGCACGCCCCCCGGTCCCGGCCTCCCCGTGTGGTGGCCTGGGCCGTCCAGCATCGACTACGCAGATTTTCGTTCTCTTGTTGTTCTCATGCGAAAGCCGAACTGGCAGGAAGCCATTCAGATCACCACGGATCGCGAGCGCGACACCGTGGACTTCGGTTTCGGTCGGACTCGCACGTTCGAGCGGCACGACTTCAGCACTGTAGGCTACCGCATGAAGTTTACCTTTCGTTCTCCTGAGGATACCGAGCGGTTCTGCACGTTCTTTCGGGTGCTCTACGGTCAGCGAACGCCATTCTGGATGCCGTCGCATTCGGAGGACTTTTTGGACGTGCAGCCCTTGTTGTCGAATGGGTTCTCGGCTCGTGATGCGGGGCAGTCGTTTTTCGACGGTTCCAAGACGCATGGTTTCGTCGTGGCCTTTTGGCCTACTGGCGAACGCCAGTTCAACGAGGTCCAAGCTGTCGGAGCGAACAGCGGCAGGGTCGAAGTTCTGTGCGCGTCCAACTGGATCAGGCCCGTTTCGGGAGCTAGAATCGAATGGCTGTTGCCGATGCGGTTCGCTTCCGACACGTTGACGGTCGCATGGCTGACACCTCGTGTCGCGGAAACGACGACCGCGATGGTGACGACGACTCTCTCCGAAATGGAGGACTATCACAATGCCTAGCTTTTCGGCACGAGAGGTCAGTCAGTTTCTCGGGGCTCCGGTATTCCTATACCTTTTCCGGTATGGTCCCGTAGACAATGCGATTCATGCTTTTACCGACGCCGATCAGCCTGTCGTCTATGACGGTGTGACTTACCTTCCCGTTCCCATCACGCACGCGAACATCGAATCTAGCGGGGCGCTCACGGATAAAGAGTTCGAGGTTGTCGTTGCCAGTGACAACCCGGTCGCACAGTTGATGGCCCTCTATCCGACCAGCTTTGTGATTACGCTCATCATCCGCTCGGGTCACGCTGTTCGGGCATCTGATCCTTTCGCGCCAGCCGTCACTGATACTGTGCTGCCGGTCGCGTGGACGGGCCGCATCGTCGAACGGGTTGGACAAGGAAACCGCACCGTCAAGCTCATAGGGTTGTCCGCAGGGTCTTCCATGAAGCGTCCCGGACTTACCCGGCATTGGCAGTATTCGTGTCCCTTGACTCTCTACGGCTCTCGCTGCGCCGCGAACAAGGCCGTCGCGACGACGACCGCGACTGTTACCGGGGCAAGCGGCAATCAGATAACCTTTGCGGACGGCTGGCGGATCAGCAATACAGAACTCAGCGACTATTTCGGCGGGATCATCCAGTGGCAGGGGGCTTCGGGGCCGGAATACAGGATGATCCTGAACGTTCTGCCCGGTGGCACAACGGTCACGACGACCGGACCGACCAGTTCTCTTTTGGCTGGCGATGAGGTCGAGGTTTCGCTAGGATGTCCTCGAACGCTGGAGGCGTGCGGTCGCCTTCACAACAACACCGTGAATTACGGCGGGCATCCCTACATCCCCAAGTTCAACCCCGTGAACAAGAACCCGTTCGACTAAAATGGCGTTCAATTTCATCATACAGCTTGTTGTCGGCCTAGCCCTCAACATCCTTGCCTACCTTCTCATGCCCAAACCCAAGGTCGAGCAACCGCCCTCGACCGAGGACTTGCAGGAGCCTACGTCTGAAGCTGGCCGCCCGATTCCTGTCGTCTTCGGAACGGTGACTCAGAAGGGTCCGAACATAATCGGGGCTTGGGACAAGCAGAGCGTCCATCGTCCTGCACAGCGTGGCAAGAAATGACTTTGGTTCGGCTCCATCATATCGAAGCGGCGGGCTTCTGCGTCAGAGGCGCCCGGGCTAAAGCCAAGGCGCTCGGTCTGGACTGGCGTCGGTTCGTATCTTCCGGCATACCTGTGGAAGAAATTCGCCACATCGACGATGTGCAGGTTCAGCGCATGATCGAGGTCGCCGAGAGGGAGGAGGACCGTGCCCAAGGGTGAACAGGTCAAGGTTTACGACTACCTCTACTCTCTGGACTATGGGCTTTGTCACGGCCCGGTTGACTCGATCAATCAGGTGTGGGTCAAGGACAAGCCGATCTTCTGCGGCGCGATCCGTTCCCGCCGGAACGTGTGTATCGACCTTCCTGAGTTGTTTGGTGGGGACAGCAAAGAGGGCGGAGTTCGGGGCGTCCTCGAAGCCTACATCGGCAGCAACGATCAGATCGCTTCAGCACAGCTTGCTGCTCGCGCTGGGCGGACGCCTTCGACTTTCCCCGGATACCGAGGTCTCGCGCATCTTTTTTTCCGGGGTTACAACGGCACGGGGTTCCAGTGGTCGACCAATAACTACTATCTGCCGCCCATAAAGGTGAGCATTACGTCCGTTCCGAAGTCGCTTTCTGCGGCCAAGGCGTTCATCTGGCCGCTCGGTCTCACTCCTCCCGATGGACTTGAAGACGGAAACTGGAACGGAAATCTCATCCCTGTCGGGCCGTTGAACGAGCCCGGTCCGGTTCCAACCATTCGGACGCAGCGGATTTTTCCGATTTCGCACAGCAGAAATTCCGTGATGTCCGGTTCTGGGCCTGCCGATCCTACGGATGGGGTATGGTTTTACGGTCCCGCTGGCAACGACGATCCGAATGTGGAGGATTGCGAAACCGTTCTCTCGGCGCGAGGATACGTTCCCGCTCCGAATGAGGACAGGGAAGAAAACGAGCCGATTCAACTCGACGGTGAGTTGATCGGGAAGATAACCGCCGTTTCTTTTACGTTCTCGGCAAGCCTGATTTACAACGGTCCTTATACCGCCCTCAAACGAGGTGTGCTTTCGGCGCGAATTGAGGGATACAGCGGCGGTCAGAATCAGGCCGGTCAGCAAATTCTCGGTCAGCAAGTTCTTTTTCAATATGCGACCGTAAACATAACGGGGGGAGGAAGTATTACGGTTTCGGCCGAAATTCCGCCGAACGTGAAATATATTCGACTTTGGGGAACAGTAAACCGAACTTTTCCGGTTTTTGTCGGTTGGCAAGTTGACTCTGCGCAAACCACAATTACGCGAGAACAATTTGCCTATAAGCATTGCAGTGTCAATGGAACGTTGCAGGCGATGCCGGACGCCAATCCGGCTCACATGATATACGAATGTCTTGTAAACGGGGAGTGGGGAAAAGGCGAGTCGGTCGATCTCATCGACGTTCCGTCTTTTCTGGCGGCGGCAGATACTTTCTACGAAGAGCGGCTCGGTCTGTCGATGATATGGAACAGACAGGACACTATCGAGTCCTTCGTTCAGGAGATTCTCGATCATGTCAAGGCCGTCCTGTTTCAGAGTCCCGTTACCGGAAAATGGAAGCTCGTCCCGCTCAGAAATGACTATACAGTCTCTTCTCTTCCTTGGCTGACGCCGGATAACTGTGTCGTGCGCAATGCAAAGCGCCGCCGCTGGGGCGAGACGGTGAACGAAATTACCGTCAGCTACACGGACCCCGATACCGAAGAGGCTGCTACTGTAACCGCGCACAATCTTGCCAACAAGGCGATCCAAGGCGGCACCGCTGCCGAAACGCGGAACTACTACGGCGTGCGAAACCCAAGGCTTGCGCAGGTTCTGGCGAACCGTGATGTGATCGAGGCCGGAACCCCCTTGTGGACCGCGACCATCGAGGTCGACCGTTCGGAGTGGCAGATCGAACCCGGTCAGCTGCGCAGATTGTATTGGCCGGACGAATCCATCGAACAGATGGTCGTTCGGATCATGGCTGTCGACTACGGCAAGAAAGGTGACCGAAAGATCAAGCTGACCGTGGTGGAGGACATCTTCTCGGTCGCAGAAATCTCCTTCACTGAGCCGCAGCCGCCGCTTTGGCAGGATGATCGCGTTGCGCCTGTTCCCGTCAGCGCGGTGCAGTTCACGTCCGTTCCGATGCCTGAACTCATGCGGTTCGGACAAGATCCTGCCGAGGTCGATGAAGCTGGGGTCGTCCGGCTTGCGGTCATGGCTGATCCCGAAAGTCAGCCTGTCACTGACATCCAGACGTGGCGACGAGTTCCCGCTACAACTCGCTACGCCCTTGTAGCGCAGCACGGCCCGAGACGGCGGTTCCTCACGACCTCTCCGTTTTCGGCCGAGGCCCGGTCCTCGATACCTCGGGCGTGGATAGATGCACTCGGTTCGGGCTTCATGAGACCTGGAACAAGGCTGATGTTGGGAACCGATGATCTATCCGGAGAAATGCTTGTTCTTGTTTCGTTTGACCAAACGAATCAGACTTGGACTGTTGCACGGGGCATGTTCGATACTGTGCCAAAGAATTGGCCGTCCGGGACTCCTCTCTGGCACTATCCTGACGGCCGGGAATTCGTGGTGGGAGCCGACTTTGGTGAAGGCAATCAGGTCTTTCGTATCCTGCCACGGACCCGGCTCGGACGTTTGCCCATTTCGGTCGCCCCGTCGATCCTGCACAACGTCAGGATGCGGCACGAACTGCCGTTCCGGCCCGCGAATGTTCAGATCAACGGTCTCGGGTTTGGCAATGCGATCTACCCCAACGCGCCGTATCCCAGCATCGTGGTTACTTGGTCGAACCGCAACCGCCTGAGCGAGGACGTTTTGTTCCCCCCGGAGTGGAACGCGGGTTCTGTAACGCCCGAGGTTGGACAGACAACCAGAATTGTGCTGCGGTCACCCACGGGTGCGGTGATGCAAATCTACGACAACATCGCGGGGACTAGCTACACCATTCCGCAAAGCCACATTGGGATGCCTGGGGCGGCATGGGTCGAGGTTTACGGCAAGCGCGGCACGCTGCTATCCATGCAGTTCTCGCGCCGCTACGTTCAGCTTGGCGAACCTTCGGGATGGGGCTATGATTGGGGAAATTCGTGGAATGGGCCGTGACTGTGGGATCTTGGTGACTGCAACGATCCTCTGTGGCACGCAGGGGCAAATCGACTGGTCGCAGGAGGTTGGATAATGCCTTCGACACTACCTAACCTCGGATTGGTCGGCCGCTGGGCGAACGGCGAGGACGGCTGGGGCGACGACCTCAACGATGCGCTCGACAAGCTGTCTATCTGGGTTCAGACGAAAATTCTTTCTCGCGTCAATACGCTCCCGGCCAACCCTACGAACGGCGATTTGCATATCTTCACGGGGACCGGACCCGAGCAGAATCAGCTTGCTGCCCGAATAAACGGGGCGTGGGAATACTTCGCGCCGCAGGAAGGTTATCGGGTCTACGACCTTCAAACTGAGGAATATTTGTCGTTCATCGGCGGCCAGTGGGTCGCCGATCCGACTAGTCTGGTGTCGAACTTTCTCGATCTCGCTGACGTTTCCGGGGACTATCAAGGCAAAGCCGGGTTTTCGGTTGTCGTGAATTCAACCGAAGACGGCCTTGAATTTTTCAACCTGAACGCCGGAATCAACGAGTTCCTCGATCTTATCGACACTCCTGGAAGCTACAGCGGGCAGGGCGGCAAGCTGGTGGCGGTGAACTCGGGCGGGACAGCCTTGGAGTTCGTGAACCCGCCGACGCCCTTGCCTCCGATAGCATCGAACGCCAGCAAGGTTCTTCGGGTCAATGCTGCCGCAGATGGGGTCGAGTGGACCGAGGACATCACGACTTCGACAGTCGACTCTTCGCGCGACCTGAACAACGCGGATTTTTCCGGAGGCAAGACCCTTTTGGTAAACTCAAGTAACGCGGTCGCACTGAACATACCTTCGGGCTTGACACGAACGTCTCCCGTGCTGATCGTCCGGCAAGGCACCGGAACTGTTACTGTTACCGCAGGGAACGGCGTGACTCTGAACTCGGCAGACGGAAAAGTGGCGCTTCGGGTCAGGTATTCTTCCGCGTCGATCATCCCGGTCGGCACAAACAGTTACATCCTTGTGGGCGACCTCGCATGACCATACCGGCGCTCATCGGGATACTGTGCAGCAGACAGGCAGACAGTGGCCAGCCCCCGCCCCCGCCCCCGCCGGACTATGAACTGTTCCTGAGCGAACAGCGCTTGAACGTCATCACGGGCGCAGGCATTACCGAGGCCGCGCTGAACGTCATCACGGGCGCAGGCATTACCGAGGCCGCGCTGAACGTCATCACGGGCGCAGGCATTACCGAGGCCGCGATCAACGTCA